TGATCTCTCGCTGGAACGCCACGGTGCGCCCTCATGACAAAGTGTATGTACTAGGTGACATCGCTATTCCCATGAGCGGACTGCAAGCATTTGCACGGATCAATGGAGATAAAGTGCTAATTGCTGGCAACCATGATTGGCCGTTTGAAAAGAAGCTTAGTCAATACTTCCGTTCAGTCAGGGCCTATTGGAAACTTGATAATTTTGCACTAAGTCACGTTCCTATACACCCTTGCAGTATTCGTGGCTTTGATGGCAACATCCACGGGCATCTTCATTCAGGGCGTGTTACTTTGCCTGACGGCTCCATTGACCCTAAATATTTTTGCGTGTGCGTCGAACACACTGACTACAAGCCGATAGCATGGGAGGAAACAAGGCTTCGTTTCTACTCTCAGCAGGGCAATGACGGAGCGTCGCACCTTCAACACTCCCCTTAGAGAGCCGTGGAATCCCATCGTCTATCAATGCTTGCGAGCAGTGGACTGTCACAACGCACAGTATTTTCTCACTGGCAATGTCTGGCACCTAGAGCAATCTGAGCTGCTGAGGCAGTATGTTAGAAACTTGAAAGATTGGATTTGTGAAGAAGAGACAAAGACTATGGCGGATATGGGCCAAGGCGTTGGGCCCCAAGGAGGGAGGGAATGAAAAAGAAGCAGACGTTATTGCTTGCGTGCGAACCATTGTATTTATTTCATACATGACAACAAATCTTTTCATCTGTGCTGGCGTCCTGCGCCATTGGCACGATTGATGGGTTTGAAGCAGGGTTACGTCGCAATAGACGCTTAACTGGTGCGGCCAGTACCCTGCTTACTTCCGAGGAGAGCCTTCAATTCTCAACGGAATCCCTTAAAAAACCAGCATTGACGAGGATGCTGGTAACCAGTGGCCACTGGGCTTCTGCAGAAGCTCCAGAAGCTTAGCACCATTCACTTGCGCCGTGCAGTTAGTTCCAAATATTCCTCTTTCCATTGTTCAAACGCAGCCCTTGCAAGGCGAGCTTCCTCGCTGTTCTGTCCATATACCCTGCTGCTCTCTTCAACTGCGCTAGAGGCTTCCACTGCACTTTCCCAAGCTTCTTCTCTGGCGCGAGATAAGTTCATGAGGATAGAGCGAGGTGTTCATAGTCTATTGTTCTGCCTTAGCCTCTCGTTCCCTTTTCAACGTTTGCTGAAACTTCTTTAATCGAGGCAGTAACGATGGTTGATAAAAATGATCTGCAGCTAGAAGCTGTAATGCCGTTTGCTTATTACCTTCTAGCAAGGCGATTAAATATGCAGCATCTTTAGATGATAGTTCAAACGGAGTCATTTTTCACGAAATGCAGAATTTGTCAATTGTTGAAAATTCTAGTGGCATTAACGCACTAAGCTTTCTAACCAATGTAAATCATCTTCTTTTGACGCTTCTAATATTGCAGCAGCAAGCGCAAAGCAAAAGTCATCCACGCCTACTTCCTTGCCGCCTGTTACGGACCATTGTCCACTTTGTCTATAGAGAACATTGAGGTTCTTTAACTGACGAATGGCGCGATCATGCGGGTAGATGTCAACAAGACCAGCATTAAATAGTTCTTTCATCTTGCTAAATGCTTTCATCTTGGTACTGACTGACCAAGTGAGTTCTCGGATGGGGAAATCACCAGACAAGCTTTGAATGGTGGCTGAACTATTGAACTGGTCAAGGACGATGCTGTCAAACTGGTAAATTTTGTGGTGCTCTCGTATCCAGTCTTCGACTGCTTGAATGCTGACTTCTTTTTTGCCATTGATCTCAAAATCTGCCATGAAGGTATGAAACTTATCCACCACTAAAGTCTCTTTGTCAAAATGCACAATGCAGGAAACGTATTCGTCACGTCCCACGCCACCACGAGCAGGGTCTAGTGCAAGCACATACTTGCCCATGATTTGCCTATCAGGCAGCAGTATGCCCCTCTCTCTGTTAATGGCAGCTTCAACTATTTCAGCAGCAAGTAGAGAAGATTTGTTGCCTCTAAACCTGGCTCCATATTCTGTCCAGAATTTATCTTCGTCTCTCTTCTGTTCTGCCTGTAGGAATGGGCAGCCCCACGGCAAATTAGGATTGATTTCCCATGTGGGGATGTTCTTGGCTTGCATGAAAGGAAACTCGCCACTTTCAGCCTCCTTGAAATGCTGATAAAATAATCCATCGGTCAACCATGGGGAGGATAGCTCCAGGATGCGCCCGTTGTCTCCAAATTGAGCAATGGACGGCGAGAGAGCATCGTAAATAGCTTTGGCGCCACGGTTGGCGTCGCCTTCTAGTTGGAAGGCAAGCTCGTCAAATACGCACATGACTACTGCCTTGCCTCGTGATGCACGAGCAGAAGCAGGGATGGCTTGGAATACGCAACCATTGCTTATTTCAATTTCTGTGGCAGTTTCCCTGGTAATCTCCGTGCCAAGGGGGCTGTCTAGCACTAATTGACGAATGTTGTTTAGGGCAATCTTTGCCTGCTGCTGGTCGTTAGCAATGGTAACAATGTACCACTTTTCATTTTTTCGTACTTTGCGCTTATAGCTACTTTCTAGAACGAAGCAGGCATATACGGCTGCAATAGAAGCCATGAGAGTTTTGCCAGAGCGCCGACCAAGAGCCCAACAAGCATGGCTTTTCCCACCGCCGAAATATTCATCAAGAATTTCCTCTTGCTTGGGCCATAGCGGAGTATTTAATACGTGCTTGGCGAAGTCAGAGCACTTTAGCTTCGTCATTTAAGGTTTCCATGGGAGAGAGTGCTTCTTTAGGAACGAAATATGCAGGGCGGCCACGAGCAGGATCTGCCCAGAATTCTTCTTTCATTGCATCCCTTCCATAACACCAACCATGGAGAAACGTTTTTTGACTTTCAATAGTCACAAGAACAAATTTTTTACAAGCGTTTTCATTTTTTTGCACGATCAGGTCATATTGATGCCTGCTGCGAGTCTTCACATCCATCCCTGG